TTTTCTCCATATTCTACTGGTACACCATTCTTCTCAAGCTCTTTACTGGTCTTGAAGTGTTTAGAAAGCATTTAAAGCTCCGGTTAGAGGTTAATAGGATTAACTAGCGATATTAGGCAGGTAGGCAAACGACCCAAACAGCAACGTAGCGTTGAACTTATTCTCGGCCGCTTCGCTTGTCAAGGGTACAGTAACGGGTTCGTCAAGAGCAACGTCCAACTTACCATCTGCAAGAGTTAGCAGACCAATATCAAACATAAGCCCTTTATTTTCACGTTGAATCCAGACATCTAAAGACACATTATCATTATCTTCGATTGCCTGAATAGCTTCTACCGTACTGAAGTAGGCTTTAATATCACCACCAACTTCAAACAATCCAGCAGTAGCATTGAAACCACCAAGAACACTGATTGCCTTATTAGGCGATACATTGTTATTGATAGTAATCGTTGCTTCTGTTGCATACGTGAATAGAGGTGTATATACAGAAGAACTGTCATTATTAGTGGACAACCGGAATCGAGTAGTATCAACAGTTGTGTTATAAGCTTCTTCCAGTGTCCCTACAGGACGAGAACCAGCTTTGACTCCAACAGTTCCGGTATATTTCTCATGTCCGAGACTAATGAAGGACAAATCAACATTAATCTTATCTTCTTCAGGAATGTTGATTGTAAGTTCGTTCGGAAATGCACCGACAAGATATTCAGATTGAACACCAACTCCGTCATTACCAAGAGTACGTTCAACTTGATAGCTCTTTTGAAGAATGAGATTAGGATCGCTCTCATTCTTAATGAAATCGCCGAAGTAGATATGGACAGTCTTTCCAGTACCAGTCTCAGCAGTAGGCGTAAAGGTCGTCTTGTCAAGTTCAATATAACCAGCAGCAATTGAACTAATACGACCAAAGCCAACATTATTGGCGAAACGATCATTAGCATCATCGCCACCAATAAAAATCCATTCACCGACCGTCAGCCCAAGAGTAGTATAATCAACTACACCAGAAGCCCTAGAAAGTCGTGGAAGTCCATTAGGACCAATAACTACATCAAGCGTAGCACTAGCAAATCGATGACCAACACGCTGAATCACAATAGCATTGTTAGCAGGAGATTCATCGGTCAATGCCTGAAGAACAGTTACCTTAGTGCCTGTCGCATTTGCAGAAACGACTTTAACACCATTATTTCCAGTAATACCAGATCCAGAAACAGATAAGATATCATCTGCAATAAATGCAGGCATACCAGCCGCTACAGCATAGGAATCATCCAATGCAGCAACAGTATCAATATCAATCTGGGTACCATTGAGAGGTTTTGTGGTTAACTTCTCATGAATATTTGCAAAGAAGAAACCTTGAAGCAATCTAGTGAGATTGGTAAAGGTAAGATCTTGATTCCAACCACCAGAAGCTTCAAGTCCTGCAAGAACACCTTTTCGACGCTGACGACTAGCATTGATTGGACGTCGAGAGATTTTGTTGTATTCAGGACCAAAGCTATCATAGCTATTTGGCTCAAGTGGATACCATACAGGTGATCCAATTAAAACTTTTGGAGCAGACTCAAGAGCGTAGCGGAGTCCAGTAGAATTAGAGTCAATTTTGTCAACCATGGAACTACCTCACATCATCGTAGATGAAATCAGCTAGGACATTTGTTTGTGCAAACGCTCCATCAGCAGATCCAACTTCTCTCATCTGCACATTACGAAACCATAAGTTATCATTCTGTGCACTTTGATAGGCATTCACTACTGACTGCGATACACTGTACTCCGCCACCGAGCCATCTCCGATTGGCGTAAAGATCTGAGCCATAAATAGCCCAGTTCGTCTAAATCTACGGATACCAGTACCACTTGATAAAGTGGATTGATTACCCGATGCGTGCCGCACTATAACACGAGCCCAAGTTACTTCGCCAGTAGGTTTTTGTCCTGGAACATCATCCCACTTCACATTATTTATGTCAAAACCAAGACCTGTCCAAGTAGTCTTGAATAGATTGTCCATAAAATCAATAGCTTCTTGAAATGTCATCGACAAATTCCAAAAGCATACATAATTATCACAGAACCAGGCTTTAGTGTCCAAACCCATTCAATCTTATAACGAGAATTTCCATCATTAATAGAAGTATAATTTTCTAAATTAGATGTAGATTGAGCCACTAATGCTATTTGGTCCGTTTTTGCTAACATATCATCATTTGCAATAGTACGACCGAACATCTCTGTAGTTGCAGGAACAAAACATGCTTTAACCACAGTGCTAATCGATGTCGCTGGCGTTGCGTTTCCTCTCCATGGTTTATTTGCGTCAGCTGGACCTTTACTAAGTAATTCTATATTAACAGAACGACCGTTTTTATCGATCAATCTTTTAGCAAGAGCTACAAACGATGACCAATCTCTTTCCATTATCTAATAACTCGATTTCCATAATCGATATATGCTACAAGATTATATAAATAAAGATCTGCTCCTGGATATGGTATTATTGCAGTTAATGTACTTCCTCTAGAAGTATCATATTCAGTTTCAATAGGACCAACTTTTTCTTTCTTAATTGCAGCTCCGGAGAATCCATCAGGAATCAAGACATTTACAGAAGATCTTAGAGCATATTCAAAGGTTGCTTTTTCTAAATCAATAGGTATTTCATTAGATGCATAGCCTTCTGCATCTATTCTAGGCCATTGAAGAGCTTGTTCATCTGTCGCTTTATACCCAATAAATCTACTACCATAAACTAAATCAATATAATCAGTAGCTTTAACGAGATTCTGTTGTTTCTGTTGAGTTGATAGTGCAGCCCATTCTGCATTACCACGATCATTGAAATAAATATCAGAATCTGCAACTGACCCATAGGAATTAGAGTCAATTTTTCCAGTTCCATCTTCAACCACGAAAGCCATCAGAAGGTCCTAGAAGCTATAGGGTGAGGACGCATCCAATCATCATAAATATATAAACGTGCAATTCCAATTACATCAGATTGAAAATTAATGGCTTTACCTTTTTCAACCCAATCGCTTCGAGCTACTTGTAATTGGCCTAGTGCACCAAAAGATAAAGTTCTTGATCCAATAGTAAGACGAAGTTGTCCAGAAGTTGTTGGATTATTTAAAGATACGCCAATTCGACCGTTAGCAGGCATTACAAAACTTGTTCCGCTTGAAACAGCAAACGGACTCGCAATGTGCTGCTCGAAAGCTCTAAAATCCCGAGCAGCCTTATTTCTTTTATACGTAGCAGACATCAAGGATTCTGACGCGGACGAGTCTTAAGAGCCTGATCAATAGGCGCAGGACTCATTTTACGGTTAAGTTCTTTTAAATTAACACCAGATTCTTGCACCATTTGAGCAGTTGCAGCTCGACCTAACATGACTTGTTTTTGCTTTTCAAGATAGGTCTGAATCGTCCTTTGATTATCATCTTTAGGACGAATAGCATTAAGCTGATGAGTTAGACCGTCGTGATGTAATTGAGCTTGCTTTAGGTCTTCTCTTGCTTTGACGTATATCCGCTGGAACTCGTCCACTGTTTTGCGCGCGTTATCGATTTCCGCGGCCAACGTTTTGATTTCAGCTTCTCGAGCTTGAGATTCTGGCGTGGTTTTTGTTTCCGGTTCAACTTTTTCTTTTGGTTCGGCTGTGATAGCGGTTCTGGGTCCAATTCCAGTTCTATTTCCTTCAGCATCGACGGGAGATTCCGTTGGTCCATCGGCATCGGCGGGCTCCTCTTGTTTCTGACCAATCAGAGCAGCACCCATGTTACGAGGAGGTAGAGGTGCCTCAAAACCAGTACGCATTCCGTCAGCATCAACAGGAGAAATAGGCATATCACGAGTCTCTGGAGATTTCTCCGGAATCGCAATTTCAATTCCACTGCGATTGCCGTCAGCATCTACAGGAGATTGAAGTCCTGATTCAATAGGTTGCGGATTTGTAGGATCTGCAACTTTTGCATCTACTCCCATATCAGGTTTGTTTACATCACCAAACTTACGTTCAATGGCTTCTTTATAAGTTTCATTAGCAGGAGGTGAACCGGGAAAAGGTCCAGCTCCTTGAGTCGGCGGACGAGATTCAGCAGTCTGTCCTCGATAAGCCTTAAGCGACTCTCGATTAAAACCCGGAGCAATTTCATCAAGTTTTTCACGAGTAACTGCTTCACCAGCATAAAACCGAACAGTATCAAGTTTTGCAAGACCATCAACAGTCCAGTGATTATCATTCTCAGGATCCATTCTATTGATGGCCCGGATGATTTTCTCACTCATTGGTTAACTCCTATAGTTTAGTCGTCTCCGACGACACCAAGTTGGACGCTAATGGAACCTTCGACAAATACTGCGGCCGTAGCGGTAACAGCAGCATCGTCTAAAAGAATGTTGAGATTTAACTCAAGGCTACCATCAGTATTATCAAAGATAGTACCTGCAAGAGCAGCAGCAGAAGCAGCTCTAAACATTGCAGTTACGCCAGCCGCCGCAGCAGAAGCAAAAGCAGTAGATGCGATTAAATCTGCTTTATTTGTAGCAAGAGCGATATTAGAAGTTGATGGAGCTGTTCCAATTGCATAATCACCATCAAAGGTATCAACAATTCCAGCACCATTCTTGGTAAATTTCAAGTATGAAACAAGTCCAAGAATAAGTAGATTACCTTGCGGCAATTGCCCAATTGCTAAAGTGCCCCATGCAGCAGCAGCGCCAGGATCAGTAATAACTACTGATGTACGTTCAATTGCAAGATTAAGTGAATATACACCTTTTTTGCCTGGCACACCCCGAGAGAGTGAACGTGGAAGACCTTTCGACATAGGAGACTCCTCAAAATGATGCGGAGTGGCGAGCTTGGGAGGAGCCACTCCGCATCAAGGCAGCCCCGGCAGAAACCTAATTGATTAGAATTCGCGGGTAATCAAGCGGGCAATCTTGATCTGCTTGCGTTCCGGGAATACACGATTCCAAGAACCAGCCGCCGCGAGATTATTTGCGGTTGCGGCGTTCGATGGACCGCCGGCCGGAGGAGTGCCTACATAGGCAAATCCAACAGGATGAATCATCCATTCAACGCGATTATACAGGACATCCTGGCCACCGCCGTTACCAGCAGAAGGCTCGCGCTTTGTTTCAGTAGGAACCTTAGCAGTTCCATTTGCCCAACGAACTGCACCAGCACCAAACATCCAAGTTTGGAAAACTCCAGCAGCGTTGGTCATACCATCATCGACAACAACAGTGGCACCCATAAAGGTCGGAATTGCCGCTGCCGCCATATTACGCGAATCAGGAATGAAATCAATGAGATTGTTTTTACGCATCCGATTATAAACAATCGAATGAGTCAAAACTAAGCTCAAGACATCTTGGCTATCACCCATTGTTGCCTGAGCATCAATGTATGCTTCTGCACTGAAGTTAGTGCTACCGTCGGCAAACACAGCACCAGAGATATCATGAGTCATATCACCGCTATCATTTGCAGTATTATCTGCAAAGACACCAGTCATAGTGGCGATAAACGCAAGCTGAAGGCGACGAGTCCAATACGCACTAACGCGATTGGCGATTGCCTGCATTGGATCAGCGCCGATAAGATCAGCGGTAAGATCCATAGAGCTCCAAGAATTGTTACGCGAGAGCCGAACTTGAATTTCAGCGAGCGTACCAATCTTATTAGGAGTAGAAAACTGAGCAGGATCGTCAGTAGAAACATTCTCAGCATCGTTATCAAGATCTTTAAACGACGGAGAATTAAAAGTTAGACCACCACCATCAAGCAAACTAGCAAGGGCAGGATCTGAAACAATTGCGCCCGACTGAAGTAAACGAGATTTTTCCTCAGTCTGAACTTGGACATAAGGAGAGAAAACTTCAGGGACAATGACATCAGTGAGTCGAGTCACACCGGCAGCGAACGCCAGTGGAATAATGGTATGATTAAGAGATGGAAAAAAGATATTGCCGGCACGCATATTGCGTCCTCCAATGGGGTCTATTGAACGCCAGACCCCATGGACCGGCAAGGAATGAGCACATGCTCAAATTTAGAGGCTATATTAGCCCAAAATAGTTGTCAACTACTTTTTTACTGCCGGTCGTGGTCCACCAATTTTAGTTCCGGCAGACGCAGCAAGTTGTGCAGCAAGACCAGGATCTTTGATAACAAGTGCACCTTGATCAGTCATATTCCAATTTTCATTGGTCCAAGGATTCTTAATGCCGTTACCGCCGCCCCGGTTGCCACCAGCACCACCACCATTAGTAGGACCCCACCAATGCGGGCGCTTTTGCTGCATCTCAATAAGCCAACCTGTAGGATTAAGACCTATACCGTATCCTGAACCTTCTTTCACGCTAACATTACCATCTTCAGCAACATCCATCACTCGCTCTGCAAGCATAAGTGCATCATCGAGCGCTTCAGGAAGAAGTTTTGCCTTAACAGAAGCTTCACGAACAGAATCATGAATAGCACGAGTCCGTTTTTCACCTTCAAAAGTCTTAATAGTTACGGAAGCTGTTTCAAGCTGAGTCTTAAGTTGATCCCGTTCTCTTTCAATTGGAGCAAGTCTTGCTTTGATACGAGCTTCAACTAACTTATCAATCTTTTTAGGATCATCTCCAGCAGCGGCTTCTAACTGTTCTTCTAATTCAGTGATACGATCAGATGCAGTAAGTAATTCATTAAGGTCACGATCACCAATAGGTTTAAATTTATCACGGATTAATTTATGATCGTTTCGTTCCTTACGAAGTGCAGAATTCAATTTCTCAAAATCAGTGAAAGTTTTGACACCTTCAATACCATCGATAGAAACGTTAAGTTCCCATCGATCACCTTTCTTAGCATAGAAAGATTTAATTCCTTCTGGTACATCTTCCTCATTTGCATAAAATGCCTTGATAGTAGTATCATCAAAGGCAAGAGGCTTGAGTACAGAGAAAAGATAAGGTGTGATGATTGAAGATTGAAGGCGCATTTGTTTCATCCTATGGAGTTGAAGTTTTGGGAGCTACTTGAGGTTGCTGTTGATCTTGTATGACAGGATTCATCAAAATCGAGACTTTTGCTCTCTCACTTGTGATAGCTTTAAATTCTTCTTCGAAGTTCTTTTTCGTGATACCACGATCAACCATGTA